CGCCTCGGTGTGGCTGTTGACGTGCTGGGCGAGCTCGCGCACGGCCTTGGCCACGGCGGTCAGTGCCTGGGCGGTCCCTATTGCCGTGGCATCGTAGCGGTCTGCCAGCTGCTCGATCTTCTCCGCGTGCTCCTTCAGGGTGGGGATTCGCTCGTCCTCAAGGTCTCGCACGCGCTTGATCAGGGCCTTGTGATCCGCCTTCAGCTCGGCGAACTCGGCGTCGCGCTTCTTCAGCTCGGCCTGATAGCGCTTGTCCATCGCCTTCCACAGCCAGGCGACAGCGCCAGCCAGGGCGGCGATGGTGCCGCAGGCGATGGTGATGGCGGTGCCGTCGTCCAAGGTCATTGGTCGAGCTTTCTGGCGTAGATCGTTTCCGTGGACTGATAGCCCAGACGCTCCAGCACCGGGCCGAAGTCGCGGGCGTGATGGCGGACGGCTATGTAGACCTTCTTGGCGCCCAGGTCGTCCAAAGCCCGTTCGGCGAACTTGATCAGCTCGAAGCCGTTTCGACCGATGCGCCGTTCGGGGCGCAGGTAGAGCGCGTCCGCACTGGCCTCCAGGCTGCCGGCGTTCTGCGGGTGGTGGGCGATCCAGAAGGCGGCGTAGCCGATTAGCTCGCCATCCTGGCGGGCGCTGAACAGGCAGAAAGCGCCGGCCTCGTCGGCGGCGGTCAGCTTTGCCTGGTCCAGGTCGGCCTCGCTGCCCTCGTCCCAGCGGACTTCCCGCCAGTGGTCACGGGCGAGGGGCAGCAGCTCGGGCCACAAGGACCCGATCGGTTCGCGCTGGAACAGGACGACACCCATGCCGGGCGACCATAGCGACGGGCAGGGCGCTGGCGCGGCACGCCTCCGCGTGCAGTTAAGCGTCGGCGCGGAACGGGTCGAACTCGCCGGCGGGTCGCTCGCGGCCGGGCGCCAGGTCGACGGCGCGGCGGCGTGGTGCGACCGGGTAGGCGAAGGTCAGCATCAGGCCGTCCGCCCGGTCAGGGCTCGACAGGCCGCGCTTCTTCATGTCGTCCTTACGCTCCAGCACGATCTCGTTGTGGGCGTTGAAGCCGTACTCGCGGCCTTCCAGCTGCTGCCGCAGGGCCGGGTCGTCCTCGATGCTGCCGCCGGTCTTCAGCCATTCCCGGCCGCGCGCCCAGCACTCGGCGCCCTTGTTGGCGACCAGCTGGCCCTCGACCGGGATGTCGGTCTTGCCGCCGTTGTTGATCCCGACGACATCCAGGCCCAGCTGCCGGCATCGGTCGATGACCCCGCCACCGACGCCGGTCTCGTCGATGAAGACGGCGTCGGCACCGCTGGCGCGCGCCTCCTCGACTACGCGGCCGGCCAGGGCCATGGTGTCGACCCCGCGCAGGTAGATGGGCTTGCGGCTCCTGGCGTCCCGGCCGCGGCGGAAGCGGATAGCGCTCTCGTCGTCGCCGAAGCGTGCCACGTCCACGCCGATGATCAGCGGGTCGTAGATGCTGGCGGTTGGCTCGGTCTTGGTGGCCTGCTCGACCACGTCGGAGGGTATGAACTGCATGGATCCTGCTCTGGGCGCTTGGCCCTTGATGCGTATGCGGGTGAGGTCTGAATCTTCGCCGCCGTAGTCCTGCACGTCGCGCGCGAGTTGCGCCTTGTTCGTGCCCTCGACGGTGCGGCTGTCTATCTGCCGGGTGATCCAGCGGTGGCCGTACTTCCCGAAGCACTCATGGAAGCGGCCGGTGTTGCGGGTGTAGTTTCCGAAGGCCAGCCAGATGATCTCCGTCCCCTCGTCGGTCAGAGCGCCGGTGATGACCTCCCATATCTTGTCGCCGATGGCGCTGGCCTCGTCGAAGATCATCAGCAGGCGCTTGCCCTTGTTGTGCAGGCCGGCGAATGGCTCGCTGTTGTGCTCCGACCAGGGCAGAGCGTCGGCCCGCCAGGTCGTTTCGTGCCGTGGGTCGGTGCTGTGCAGGCTGGTCGCGGCGTAGCGGAACCACGGCGCGGTGATCGACAGGCGGCGCCACTTGCTGACCTCCGGCCAGGTCTTGGTGCGCAGCTGGTCGAAGGTGCCAGCCGTGACCACGATCTTGGTGTCGGGGTGCGTGCTCAGTCCCCAGTCGAGGAGCCAGGACACCAGCGCCGACTTGCCGATGCCGTGGCCCGAGGCGACGGCGACGCGCAGCGGCTGGTGCCGGGTCGCCGGGTCGCGCAGGTGCCTGCCGATCGTGTCGGCGATGTCCATCTGCCAGGTGCGTGGCTGCTCGTTCGCCAGCTCGCCCGGCTCGCCCCATGGATAGGCGAAGCGGACGTAGCCGGCCGGGTCGTGCGTGAAGCGCGCGACGGCCTCCAGCAGCTGGGCGTCGGGGTCGGCGACTTCAGCCACGCGCGTTCAGTTCCCGGCAGACGGCGCGCGCGGTGCGCTCGTTGCTGTCCTCGTACACCAGTCGGATGACCCGAGCCATCAGCGGCCCGGTGTGTTTCCAGACTAGCCACAGGCCGGAGACGAAGCAGAGGCGGTACGTCACGGCATGGTCTTCAGGTGGTGGTGTCGGTCGATGGTGTTGATGCGCTTGCCGTCGTCGCCCAGCTCGACGGCGAAGTACCGGCGCCACTGGTTGGCGGACAGGCTGACGGCGCAGGCGCCCAGGCCGGTGCGCCTGGCGATCTCGGCCGGCGTCATGGCGCGGCCTGCGTCTTCAAGCGTCGCCAGGATGCGGCTCCTGATCTGCACGCGGCGGTCTGCGCGTGTTGCGTGGCTGGATATGGACGGACTGGAAATCATTGGACGCTCCTGGTGGTTGGTGGGTCGAGCTTCAGCCGTTCAAGCCAGAGCGCGCGCTGCAGCTCGCCGGTGGCCGACAGCGCAGCCTCCAGGTGCTCGCGGCGGTGCTGCCGGTCTGCTTTCGCGCACCAAACAGCGTTGTGGGCGCGCGATGCTGCCTGTAGTGCGATCTTCACGCCATGCGCCTATCGTCGCCAGCCATGGTCAGGACCTCGCCCCCGGCGATGCGCGACCCGACGCCGATCTCGCGCCCGTGGTGCTTGACCTCCAGCGCGGTGATCTGCTCCAGGGTCAGGCTGGTGGTGATGATCGTGCGGCGGTGCCAGGCGATGCGGCCCTCGATGATCTCCAGGGCGTGGGTCAGGCCGGCGGCGGTCAGGCCGGCGCTCAGGTCGTCGAGGATCAGCAGCGTCACCTTCTCGGCGACCAGCTCGTCGACCTCCTCGCGGTCGATCCAGCCCATGCGCAGGGCCAGGCGGTAGGTCACGGCCTCGGGGTGGCGATCGCCCCAGCCGGCGGCGAGGTAGGACGCCAGGCGGCAGGCCTCGGTCGTCTTGCCGACTCCCACGGAGCCGATCAGGGTCAGGATGGGCAGGCGGTCGCGGTCGTCATCGTAGCCGATCGAGGCCTTGGCCGCGGCGAGCACGGCGGGGGTTGGCTTCCCGGGCATGCGGTAGGACGGCGGGACGCTCTGCCAGGGCCAACGGCGCTGGGCCTTGGCGATGCGATCGGCGAGCGGCAGTTCGGGGGTGTCGGTCATGGCGTCACCTGCACGGTCTTGATGCGGGCCTGTCGGTCGGCGTACTTGCTGGCGATCGCTGACGGCGCCACGGTGCGGGCTGCGGCCTCGACCTGGTCGGGCCATCGGTCCTCGGGCTTGACCTTGGCGGCAGCTGCGGCGCAGGTGTCGGCCTGGCCGGCGAAGGCTCGCTCGATCAGGCCCTGCCAGGCTCGCCAGTTGTTCGGCCCGATCTTGCAGCCTGCCCGCTTGAGGGTTCGCGCCCATGGCTCTGCCCCGATCCGGTAGCGCCAGAGGTCGGAGTCGTTGCCGGTGGGGGGCTCGATGGGTGCGGGTGTATCTATTTCCTGGTCCGTCGAAATATCGCGCGCGTTCGGATGCTGTTCCTTCCCTTCCTTCCCTTCCTTCCCTTCTAGCGCACCGAGCGGATACTCGGCGGATACTGCGCGGATACCGGACGGATACCGGACGGGTTCGACGGTCCCAGCCGGCGCATCCTTCGCGGTCTCACGAGTGCAAGCCGTTAGCCAGCCGACCTTTGCAGAGGTCAGCACGTCGATGGCGCGGCGCACTTCGGCGACAGGCCGGCGCCAGCGCAGGGCCATGTCGTCGATGTCCCAGGGCGCACCGTCCGCCCTGCCATTTTCTGTCAGCCAGCCGGCGCGGGGGCGCTCCTGACGGCTCGCGGCCTGCAGGATCAGGCACCAGATGCCGAAGACGGCGGCGCCGTCAGGCTCGGCCAGGATGCGGGTCAGGCCGAGGCCGTGCTGCTTGTTCGGCATGGCGACGTAGCCGCAGGCGTCGATGGTGCGCGACTTGAAGTTTTCGAAGTGGTGGTCCCAGCCGGGGATCTGATAGACGGTGGTCATGCCGCACGCTCCTTCCGCTGGCTGCGCAGCGTCTGCCCAAGGCGCAGGCCCTGCGGCCGTACCTCGACGCCGTGCTCGCGGAGCCAGCGGCGCAGGCTGACCAAGCTGGTGCTGTAGGCGGCGCAGGTGGCCTTGCCGCCGTGCTGGCGGTAGTGCTCGACGATCGACGGCGGGTAGACGGCGCGGGGATGGCTCATGCTGTCGCCTCCAGCTCGCTGCCGAAGATAGACAACTGCCCATCCTCCCGGATCAGGGGGGGGGGTCTGGCTCTGCGCCTTGAGTGCCGCCGCGATGCGCGCCCGCGAAAGCTCGAAGTACTCAGCCTCGCGCTCGCATCCCTCGAAGTTGAACCCCTCCAGAATGGCGGCCCGACCGGTCGACCCGGAGCCCATGAAGGGGTCGAGGACCGTGCCGCCGGGCGGCGTGATCATGCGGCACAGGTAGCGCATGAGGTCGGTCGGCTTGACGGTCGGGTGTGTGTTCTTGCCGGCGGCGATGCCGTCGTTGCGGTCGTCGCGGCTGGCCTTGGCGCTGTAGAAGAATCGACAGGCCGTCTCCCCTCCATCGACCGGGAAGCGCAGGCGGACGCCCTCGCTGTCGTCGTGGATGAGGTTGGCGGGCCAGCGACCCTCGGCGTCGTCGCTGGCGATGCGGCAGGCGTCCACGTTGACTGCCCCGGTGCCGTGTAGCATGACGTTGCTGGCGACCGTCCCGGGAAATGGCCTGCGGGCCATAATGATGGGCTCCCAGGCCGGCTTGAGGGCGGTGCCCCAGCCGCGCCAATGCCGGGCGGCTGCCGTGGCCGGCTCGTCGCGCATCTCTTTGGCCGTCAGGTCGTGGCTCATGCCGTTGTTGGCGTTCCAGCTCTGGCCGGGCGCTGCGTTGTCGTGATGCCCGGTGATCGCGCGCTCGGCCATCGCCGTCCCTTCGATCGAGCGGTCGCCCTTGCCGCCGTTGATGCGGATGGCCAGCTCGTCGAGTTCGGTGCCGAAGCCCAGGAAGGCGCGCAGCTGCTCCCATTGCGGCCAGGTTGGGACGGCCGGCTGGCTGGCCGCGGTGACCCAGTGTCCCGCCATGCCGTTGAATCCGAACAGCTCGTCGATCTCCCGATTGGTCTTTCCGGCGGCGTCACGAGCGGCGCGGATGAAGGCGGTCACAGCGTAGACATCGCCGGTGGGGCCGCTGCTTGGGCTCCAGACGTAGTCGGCGCCGGTCTCGTCGCGCCGGAATCCGCGATCGATGGCCTTCGACACGTCCATCGACTTTGGAAAGCCGGAGCCGTAGACCCACATGAGGCAGTCGCGGATCTCCCAGCCGGCGTCCTCGATCGCCACCGTCATCCGGTGGAACATGCGGGTGCCGCCGAAGGCCAGCAGATGCGCGCCAGGCTTGGCGACCCGCAGTGCC